TTGGAATCTCCGTTTTTCTATTCCTCTTTTTATAAAACCTGTACATGTTGTGCTAACATCAACTCCATAATCAATTACTACACTAAATGGATCTTGGGCGATTTGTGAACCCTTTAAATGTGCTTTCGGGCCAGACATGGTTAATTCAAGTATTTTCTTTGCATTTTTGTTCTTGAAATGAGCATATAAATGGTTCATGTATGCCATATATTCTGATAAGCAAGTTGTGGATTCACCTGAAAGCCAAGTTGTAAACAATGGTATATTGAAACCCCCAATACATGATGGCGCTAGCATTCGGTACTCCATCAAATCACTGTGCTTACTGTCTTCTAGGTTTAATGCTCCAAGGTCGAATGCAACTAGGTATGCTCTGAACATAGCAAGCTTATAACTAACGAAAGGACAAAATCCAGTTTTTATTGCTCCTTTAGCTGTGTTAAAGGCAGAACCCATGACTTCAGATGCATCTGTTAAAATGGTTGTTTTTTCAGTTGCGATTTTGATCATAGTCTTAAGGCCCGTTGCTACCTCAGCACCATCTACAAATATCCTGTTTAAATATACAAACATGTTGTCTGAAACTATTGTCTTGATGCTATCAATCACAAACCCGAGACCATTATACACTTTATTGACCAATTCATAAAAATTCTTCATAACGACCTGATTTTCTTTCTTGTTCTTTGACAATTTCAGTTTTACCATTATTAAACCATCATCAATGAGTGATACTGCATATGCTGTTTCATTATCTTTGAGTATGCCTGCTTCTCTTGCAAGAAATATGACATATGACATCATGTTGTTATGCATAATTGTATCTGACAGGCCAAACCAACCTTGGAAGCTACCACATTTAGGCTTAAAATTCCAGTAAGATCCATGTTTATCATATATTATGTTGATATTATTTAATATATCGTAATACCTATCAAGGGAGAAATCTGAGAAATGGGAAAGCAGGTAATCAAGATGTGCTTTCTGCACTCTTCTATTCATGTTGGGGCTCCACCCTTCAACATCCAGGGATATTGCAAATGTAATCATGTCTTCACTATCAGCCATCATCGTGGATATCTTGTGGAATGTGTTGTTTAATTGAATGTCACTTTTTCCATGTGATAAGCCTGGGCATATGTGCTTAATTTGAGTCAAGTTTTTTTCTATTTCTGACAATACTTCTCTGCCTATGTCACATAATGAAAGAGTCTCTCTAACTTTTGAACCATATTTGGTGTTCTCTGATTTACCAGCTATTGTGCAATACATAATATCATTCAAGTGGGGCTTGGCAAACATTTTTCTGACGTCTGAAGATTTCTTATTGCAACTGAATCTGCCATTTGTCTCTAATGCCCAGATAAGCTCATTATGTTGGGATTCTTTTCTGCTATCATAATTTTCAAAATGTTTTGGATCATTTGAGACATACGTTACATCATCTGCCTGGTAAAATGAATCTTCGATGTGGTTTTTCCATTCATATTTCTTTATGCATTCAATCTTTCTCCAATGTTTTCTTGGTGGCATCATGACATGACCTTTTGAAGCTTTAACTATGAGTTCAGATAAGTCTTCATCAAATGGGAAGCTGTAATTTGCCAGAACCTTTTTATAATCTTTCTCTTTCTTTAATATTCTTAATGTATTAAATACCCTACAATGTTCCAGAAAATCCCTCAGCATGTTATTATTTATCTTGTTTTCTTTACTCATCTTTGCAGATATAGACTTAATCATCATGTTTGCATCAATATCGCATGAGGGTAATATGTGGTACATTTTAGAAACTTCTATCTGATCTCTCTCAGCTATCCCAGACTTAGATATTATCGCATAACACTTTTCACCAAATTCACCATAAGATTTTATCTCATCTATAAGATCACCAAAGTTTAGAGTGTTAACACTAGTTATTTTATTTAAATCAATTAATA